TTTGTATGAAGGCACTAATCGGTAAACGATAGAAGATAGCACCATTTTCCATAATTGCATGAAACAATATGGGACGCCCTGTAATCGATGCCATTGCAAATACAATACAGTCTTCCACTTCTCCATGATGTTTTTTAAGGTCATAAAGGTATTCCCTCCTGATCTGTGCGTACGTCACAGGTATGTTCGCGTTTAAATATGCCATTTAACATATAACCCTATTATATTATTAATAAAATAACTACTACAACTACAACACCGATCACTAATTTTTTATGATCTGTCCATAGATGATTTACTTGATCTAATATATTCATGTTTCCTCCTATTTGTCGTATATGTCTCCCCAATTTTTACCTGATTCATAATCAACTTTATTGGGAACATCTAATTTAACAGCATTCTCCATAATCTCAACTACTTTTTTAGCCTGTTCTGGAGACTCAACTGATAAATCTAATTCATCGTGAATTTGAATATGAGCTATAATACCTTCCTTGTATAAATCAAGCATTGATTTTTTAGTCATATCTGCTGCTGATCCTTGTATCAGTTTATTTAATGCTTTGTAAGTGTATGCTCTTCTTATATTACCTTGTCCATGTTCTTGCACTGCTTGTTCAAATGGTAAAGCTTTATTTATTCCAAAACGATTTGGTTCCCATAAATGGAATCTACATAGTCGTCCTAGTAAAGTTCTAATTTGTCCTCTTTGTTGAGCACGATTAGATACAGACTTCATCAATGTTTTTACAAACGGAACTCGTTGGTGATAGATAGCAAATAGATCTTCTGCTTTATCTTTTGATACACCCAGTTCTGCTTGCAGTTTAGCTTTACCCATTCCATAAAATAATCCAAGATTAATTGTTTTAGCTTGGTCTCTTGGTATGTCGGCCATTTTAGCAACCGTTGTATGAAAGTCTGCGTCTGAATTTAGGTAAGCATCTTTAACTCCAAAGACACTTGTATCTTGATCTAGGGATGCATAGTGAACTACAAGTCTTGGTTCTTGTTGACTGTAGTCAAAACATCCCCACTCGCAACCTTCTTCAGGTACAAAGAGGGATCTTATCAATGGACCTAAGTCTTTATTACGAGCAGGAATCTGTTGTAAATTAGGATTAGAATATGAAAATCTTCCAGTGACTGTACCGCCTTGGTCAGATCTTATCTGATTAATATCTGCATGTATTCTACCTTTGTGTTCATATCTTATAATGGTGTCAATAAATGTTGTATGTGCCTTGTTAATTTCTCTTGCTTTTGCTATCTTCTGTACTAGAGGATGACTATGAGCAGAGAGGAAATTTTTTGTAAATGAAGGCGCTTTGGTTTTTAAAGTTCTTTCGTACTCTAATCCAAGTTTGTCAAAAACTTTGGCTATCGATCGTGCGGCCCATATTTGACAATCTATTTGTGTTTCTTTTTGTACTTCTTGCAGCAATTGTTTTTCTTGTGCAGATAATTTTTGTTTCAATTTATGCGCACTTTCCACGTCGACACGGACGCCTTTAAATTTCATATCAACTAAACATGGAAATAAATCTGTTTCTAAATTAAAAATAGATTCTAGGTCCTGGTCAATAATTTCTTTTTGCATGACCTTCCATAAATCTAAAGTGAGTTCAGCATCTCGTTCTGCGTAACTACCTACATACATTGCAGGTAACATCCACATATCTGATTTAGGATCAATGCCCCATTCATTTGCTGCGGCTCTTAATTCTGTTTCGTTTTTACCTCGACCAACATAATCCCAGCCTAAAGAATTTAAATCAAATCTAAATCTATTTTCATTAACTAAGGATGCTGCAATCATTGTATCAAAGATTCTACCATTTACTTTGATACCCATAGATCTTATCCAACATACATCATACATTGCATTATGAAATATTTTGTCAGCATTAGACTTACAAACATCCGTAAACCATTGAATTACCTTAGCTTTGTCTAAATTTCCTCCGCCTTTGTGATCAAAAGGAAAGTATCCTGAGTAGCCATCTGTGGCCACAGCGATACCTACAACTTTTCCTCTACCAACTACAGCGCCTGATCCCATTGATTTTAAATCAGGATCATGTGTTTCTAAATCAATTGCAATTTGAGAACAGTCTCGTAAATCTGGAAACTCTTCTGGTTTGTTCCATTCAGTTTGTGCTTTAAACATTAGTTATGTGGACACCTTTCTTTTTTCCATTTTTTATAACCATCAACCCAGTCTTTTCCTGAAGTCTCTGGTGGTTTAATCATTCCCCACGAGTTTTGTGGAGGGTAAGTTCTTTCTGCTTCTTCTTTAGTAATACCAGCGTTGCGGTATTCCTCTTCTTCTGTCATTGGTATTGTTGGGTAATCTCTTTCAATTATCATTTCAATAAAGTGAACAGCTTTTTCTAAATCTTCCTTTCCATTTTTAAAACGATGTCTACAGATGTATTTTATAACCGATCCTTCCGGAAAAAGCAATTCGTTCTCAATTACAAACTTGCTCGGTTGAATTTTCATTTTCTTGTAATGGGATCCTCCAATTTGTTTATCGTATGCACTCATATTTTAAACTCCTTCTGTCTATTGTTACATTTAATTAAGTATAGTTTTTGTATTGTCCTGGTGACTGCTACATACCAAACACGATACTCTTCATCTTGCTTAATTACAGATTTTTTAGCAGCTTTCATAGTGTTAAGAGTTTGATTTAAAAATAAAACAACATTTGTTGCTTCTCCACCTTTAGCTCCATGAATTGTTGATACTTTTATTCTAGGTGTTTTACTAAGATCTTCACCATTAGCTAACATAGAACGTAAGTAATCTTTGGTTGATGGTACAACTTGATCAAATGCATCATACCAAGTTTGTGTTTCATCTCTTTTGCTCATTCTTTCTAAAACTCTTTGTTCTTGTACCTCAGGAATTTTTTCTCCTTTTCTCATTTGATTCCAATAACCAATGTCCTCAAAAAGTGTTTTACCTATACTATTACCTTGTGCTGTTTCAAAAAATAAACCCTGGCTTTTTAAATATCTAGGAATAGGTTTAAGAAGTGGATTAGTTCTTGCTAATATTAACCACTCGCCTTTTGTCATATCAACAGCTGATAATTTAAATTGCATTAATATTTCTCCTGCTTCTTTCTTAGGAAAATAATCTTTATTTAATCTATTGTCTTGAACACGATCTATAATCCCCAATGCTTTTATTTGTATTTCACTTGGAACTCTTTCTGATTGCTGTAGTGGTATTTCTTTTGCTTTCCAATCAATGAAAGAATCTACGTCCGCACCAGCCCAACCAAAAATAGCTTGATCATCATCGCCTGCTACCCATACATCACATTGATTATCCTTCTCTATTTTTTCTATCATTTTCCATTGAATAAGAGATAAGTCTTGTGCTTCGTCAACAAAAATAACATCAAATTTGTTATTAACATTTCCTTTAATTAAAAATTTATCCAACATGTCAGTAAAGTCGATTAAACCATTCACTTCTTTATAATCGGTAATTTCTTTAGCTATAGCATCTAATTTAAATCTTTCTATTTTTCCTAAATGTTCGTTTCTATCAAGTTCTTCTAATGGAGAAGTTTGTCTAACTCTTGCTAAATTAATTAAATTTAAATATTCACTGTCTGAAGAAAAAATACCATTCCAACTGTTTGTTTCGTATGATGCATAGGTCACTTGAATACCACATTCTTCTCCAATTCTTTTATAATTAAGCTCTTGCATTACATTTTCTTCTTTTAGACCTAAATTATTAAATGCTAATGAATGTAATGTTTGAAAATGTTTTATGTCTTTTTTAGATAAATGTGTTTCAACGTTTAAATATCTATCTCTTGCTTCGCCCGCTGCTTTGCGTGTAAAAGCAAAATATCCTATTCTATTTACTGATACTCCTTTTTTTACATATTTTTGCACTTCATTTAGTAGTCTTCTTGTTTTTCCGGTGCCTGGAGGACCAATAACTTTGTATCTCATTAATAATTTGATCCTTTTCTTTCAGTTGTTTTATAAGTTATCTGTTTAGTCTCTAATTGTTTTACTCTACAAACTTTTTCTGTTTTTCCATCTATATTAAAAGAATGATTAAATTCTACTTTGCATTTGTCTTCCAATTTATGTGCAATTTTTTGTTGATCAATCTTCCAACTGTTTCCCAGATGCGTAATGAATGATGGAAATTTAAAATAATGATAACCTTCTTCTGTAAAACATGCTCCATTTTTTAGTTGTATTCTTTCTTTTGCTCTTGGCCCATTGACACAATATTGATATAGTTCGTCTCTTAATTGATCATCAATATGTGTTCCTTCTGGTGGTTTAATAGTTTGACCATTTTTTTTCCACTCATTTAACTTTGCTCTAAAATCTTTTGGCTTAAGAGGTTCAAAGTATGTATCAGCCTGGTCCCATATTAAACTTAATAATTCTTTTTGGTTTGTCATTAATTTTAAATTAGGAATAGCAACTTCACATTTATCATCATTTGGTAAAATGACATTAAACCTATACTCAGGTTGTTCGTAATTTATTTTTTGAAAATCGGTAACTTCTGGAAAAGCATTAATACTATCTGATTTAATTCCAAAGGGTCTAGAATAACATAAACTTCTCATGCACTTGTCTTGAATCGGATCTTCATAACAAGTATGTCCTGCTGTTTCTTTGTCCCATGCTTTTAATTTTTGATCTAATTTAGATTTATCCCATGGAGTTTCTAAATAAGCATAGTTTGCTTTTGATACAAAATCATGCCATTTGTCTTTGTATTTTTTCTTAGCAAAAACCATATAGTTATACATAAATCGATCTCTTCCATCATCTAGTTTAGATTTAGAGCATCTAGCTAAACAAGGAGGACCATCAGAAAATTCTGGATTTGATCCCAATAAAATATTTTTATGTGTCTCTTCTACTAGTGCGTCTAATCTTTCTTTTGTTATTTTAGATTCATTGGCCAATTTTATAAATTGCTCTAAAGACAGTTTAGAATTGTTCTTATCTACAGCGTATCGAGTTGTTGTTCCATTATTGTAATAAGGTAAATTAATAAAATTACCTGGTTTAATATCGCCTTTTTCATCTTCTTTTAATTCTTTTTGTTTTGGAAAAATTTCTGTGTTAGGTTTTAATTCTAAGGGAAGTAAAAATGCTTTTACTGCTTCTATTAAATCTGCAGCTGGAATTGGTTCTTTTAAAAATATATAACAATGTAAGCCACCACTTTTAGAGAGCAATGGAATTAAAGGTAATTTATATTGTTCAAATTTTTCTAAGTATTGTTTGACTTTAAATTCTGAATAATTTTTTGGATCTATATCAATACAAGCAAATTGTGCTGTCTTATCAAGTCTACAAGGCTGTATCCCAATTGATATTTTGCCATCAATGTGATTTTTATAATCTGCTGAAGTGATTGGTCTTCCTGCCCACTCATAGTCTGGTTTAAGTTTATTTCTTTCTGAGTCGAGCTTTGCTTTGGACATGTCGGCAATGCCAAAATCTCCATCATAACCAGAAAATAATTTTATATACTCATCTAACATAATGATCCCTTTATTAAGGGCGAGTTAAGTCTCCCGCTCTCGCCCTCATTCCTCTTACGAGAAACTAATAATTAGATTGACTTTCTTCTGCACTCTCAGCAGATTTCTTTTGACCCGCTTTTAGTGAGCTGTGAAAATCTCTAGCCATTTGGTATAGAGCAGCATTATCTACTTTTCTTAATAAAGATACTTTGTATCCATGCCAAGTAAAGCTACCTGAATTTTCAACAGAATTTAGTTTGTAAATTCTAGAAAATATGGGTGCTGGTACAGCCTTTTTACTTTTAGGATCGATTTCAAATTCATTTTCCATTAATGAATTCCAATTTCTACTTTCTTTTAACTGAGTAGACTTCATCGTCATCAAAGCTTTTTCTGGTCTGTCACCATTGATAATAACAAAATGATTTGCTGTTTTAATGATTTGATTACCATTGTCCAACATATCTTTGTTTTGGTCGTTTTGAGTTGTCTTTGCCATAATGCCTGGTCCTCTATCGTTATGAACAGGTCTACCTTCTCTTCGTTCAAAAGGTGCCCATTCGGGATAGGTCATTCTGTAAAAGACAGGAATTAACTCAATTCCCTTCTCTCCACTATACAGTTTTTTAGTAACTGTATTGTAAAACATACCGGCTTCTGCGCCTTCAACATATTTAGCATGTTTTTTCTTTGTTTCATCTGAACCACTTTGTAGTAGTTTCAGAAAAGGTAATGCAAGATCGCCTTTATCAATGTTTTCAAGACCCATTCCTGAATCTTGTACAAAGTCTAAAGTCGCTAATGCTCCACCTTGTTTTGTCGCTATGTCACTTGTTTCTTGTGTCATGTTATTTGCTCCTTGTTATTTTTGTTTTGTTGCCCTTAAACAGGTTAAAATGTTCAGATGGCAATTCTTGATTATTTTCAGAACGCTCTCTAAACAGTGCTTTGAGCGTCATGGGTTCAACTTTCAGCTTTTGCGTCGGTTGGTACCCACGACCTCGTGCAAGGTCTGCGTATTCGCTCGCCTTGTTATCTTCGTTACGACCAAAGGCAACAGTAACCTCATTTTTAATAAGGTCACCCAGGCCGTTTTCTCGAAGCCATGTAAAAGCGCCTTCCTTGTTTGTTGAAGGAATCGTTGCGCTATATATTTCTTTAATTTCTATGCCAGAACCATCAGACAATTTCATTGTCTTTAACTTCATGGCTTGCATAATTTCAGGAATCGCTATTCCTGATATTTTATCTATTTTTTCTTTTTTACGTTTAAGAGCTTCTTCATCTGCTTTTAATTCATCTTCAAGTTTTTGTAACTGAAGAACTAAATCAGATAAATTTTCTGCGCCCGTTAAATTATCAACGTCTTGAGGTGCATCCTCAATAAACATTTTTTGTAAGTTCTCATTCATCTATTTTTCCTCTTTCATATAGGTTTATTTCTAATGGGTAATATACTTTCTCTTGTCTGTCCCACTTTAATAAATTAAATCTACCATTGTTTATATCAGATACAATAGCACATGCCAATCCAATAACTGATGGATCTCCTGATAATAATAAATGATCGTTGGAGTTGTAATCTTTTAACAAACGTCTTAATTCAAAAATGATAGGACCTGGACTTAGAATAATTTGTGTGTCTTCTCTTAACAACACTTTTAACTTACCGTATTTTTGAGCACCCATAATATTAAATTTAGGACGACCCATTCTTGTACCTGGTAATTCTTGCAGCACATAAACGATAGGTTCTTTATTCTGTTTTAGATTTGTATAATCACTCATAACTTTCTTGACAATACATAGGACTTTATTGTATAAAAGTCAATAGAAAGTAGAAATAAAAATTATGAATTATAAATTTAAAACTAAACCCTATGCTCATCAATTAAAAGCATTGGAAATGTCGTGGAAAAAAGAAGTATTTGCTCTCTTTATGGAAATGGGTACGGGTAAATCAAAAGTGCTGCTAGATAATATATCTATGCTTTATGATAAAGGTAAAATTAACGGTGCCTTAATTATAGCACCTAAAGGTGTTTACAAAAATTGGTTTGACTCTGAAATACCAACACATTTAGTTAATCATATTCAAAAAAAGACCGTTTTGTGGCAAGCGTTAATTAATAAGAAACAACAGGCAAAATTAGATACTCTATTTAAACCTGAAGTGGACCTACATATTCTTATTATGAATGTAGAAGCTTTTTCTACTAAAAAAGGACTTGATTTTGCTGCTAAATTTTTAAGTTGCCACAATGCACTTGTTGCTATTGATGAAAGTACAACAATTAAAAATCCAGGCGCACAAAGAACTAAAAACATATTGCGTTTATCTAAATTAAGTAAATATAGACGAATACTAACTGGATCACCGGTGACTAAGTCACCATTAGATTTATATACGCAATGTGAGTTTTTAGACGAGTACCTATTAGATTTTTCTTCTTATTTTGCATTTCGTACCCGTTATGCCATCATGAAATCAGCTAATTTTAATGGACGTTCGGTGCAGTTAGTTGTGGGTTATAGAAATTTACATGAATTGTCAGAAACAGTAAAAAAATTTTCTTATCGTGTTTTAAAAGATGATTGTTTGGATTTACCACCTAAAACATTTATGAAACGAATTATACAATTATCGCCTGAGCAAAAAAGAGTGTATGAGCAAATGAAATCTATGGCACTTGCTGAACTAAACGGTAAAATGGTTACAACCGCTAATGCCATTACTCAAATTATGCGACTACAGCAAATTACTTGTGGTCATTTTAAAGCCGATGATGACTCAATTCAAGAAATTAAAAATAATCGTATTACAGAACTAATGAATGTTTTAGAAGAAGTTGAAGGCAAAGCTGTAATTTGGGCGCATTGGCGTCATGATATTGCCACTATTGTAAGAGAGATTGAGAAAGAATACCCTGGTTCTGTGATGACCTATTATGGTGATACAACACCTGAAGATCGACAGAAAGCAATTAGAGAGATGCAAGATCCAGAAAGTAAAATACGATTTTTAGTAGGTACACCACAGACCGGCGGATACGGAATTACACTTACGGGTGCATCAACTATGATTTATTATTCTAATGGTTATGATCTTGAAAAACGCCAACAATCTGAAGCAAGAATTGACCGTATTGGTCAAGAGAAACCAATGACTTATGTTGATATACTTGCCGAAGACACGGTTGATGAAAAAATTGTAAAAGCTCTTCGTAAAAAAGTTAACATTGCTACACAAGTAATGGGTGAAGAACTTAAGGAATGGATCTAATCTTACAAAATGTAGGATATACGCGCGACGCGCTGGAATTTTAGCTTGACACCAACATGAAGATCATGCTGGCCATACCTGCAATTAGAGTTCCAACAGATACTAAAAGAATACTTTCGACTCTATTAATTTGTTGCTCTAATTTTAGAATTTTATCATGCGTTTGCTTTTGCATAATTCTGCAAAGTTTTTCGTGTGATTCGATTTTTTGTAGTGCGTCTGTTTTTGGCATTATGCTATTCCCTTATTTTTGTTCATACGTTTTGCCATTAATTTTTCTGTTGGACTATAGAGTTGTTCTTGTGTATCTGTCAACCCAGTTTGTGAATTAATTGGTGGTGCACTTGCGACCACGTTTGGATCTACTCCTGGCGTTTCTGGTAAAGTTGTCTGGCTTCTTTGATTAGTCAAAGGAGAGATAAGCGGTTTAATTTTTTCAAAACCTCTTTGTAGAAGCGTAGGCTCTCGTTTAATTTTTCCATTTTCATCGTAAATTACATCACCTTTGTCATTAGTTACTGCACCTTCAAGTTCTGGTTTGTAGCCACCTTCCATTTTGTTTGTATCTGGGTTGTAAGTTTCAGGAAAAAATTGTTTCATGGACCACTCTCTTTTAACATTATTTAACTCAAATTTTGGAAACACGTAATTTCTATCTACATTATAAACATATTGATCGCTTTTTTCTGTTAATATTTTAGCAACACCTTCAACGTCTTCAATTTTAGATTTAAATTGTGGTTCAGAAAAATTGACTGGAGTAAACTGACCTCTCATTAAATTACCGATAAGTTTGTTATTCATTCCTGCTTTTCTTAATACTTGTTTAATTGTAATTGGACTTAAATCGAGCATCTGCATATCTTTTATGTTCATGTAAAAATCTCTTTGAAGTTCAAATGATTCTTTTTGCATCTGGTTAAATTCTTCAATCATGATTGAGGGTGGACGATCTTTAAAGTCTTTTGACTTATAGAATTTTTCTGTATCATCCACTTTTCTTAAAAGTCTATTCGTATTAGCAGCCATCCATTTTAAATCTTTTTTAACATCGATTCTTATAATTCTAGTTCCTGTAAAAAGCGCTAACAATTCATCTTTAAGTTGTGCGGGTTTACCGGCACCTGTTACATCTCCCTGAAGAGCGTCTTTTATTTTTTTTCCACTTGAAACAATTCCAGGTTCAGCTCCTTTAAAAATATGGACAAGAGATTTATTAAATTGAGTTTCAAAACTATCTGTTGGAGAATAGATGAACTTACCATCTGCCGTTTTCCCTCCACGACCACCTGCTAAAAAGTCTCCAGCTATAACATCTAGTACTCTTTCAGAACCAATGGCTGGCGAAAGAAATGGTGACATCATTTCCATGATGGGTCCATCTGATGCAAACATTAGGGATAGCACGTAGTTATTTATTTGATCTGGAGCTATCTTTTCTTTAGCTGCCATAGTCATTGCTGCCTGAATGGGTCTTTCTAATACATCATAAGGACTGAAGTATGAAAAGTTAATTGCTGCTGACTCTCCATTTTTCCATGGTAAAATTCCAATAAGATTAGAGTTTTTATCCCAAGGAGCAGCAGGTGAACGTTTGTATGCTTCCCATTGTTCTTGAGTGTTTCCTGTTAAAAAATTTGCTGTGGCATGGGCTGCTTGACCTATACCTTTAACTGCAAGATAACCTCCCATTAAATTTCTATAACCCATTTGACGTAGCACAGGATTTCCCGATACAATATTTTTTAAAGACATGGCAATAGATAAAGTTCCCGTTCTTAACATTTCTGCTGGAAAGGATACGAAGTTACCAAAGAACGGAATGTTTCTTAATCCTTGTATCGCTGGAGGCACTTTACTGTAGGTTGGGTAAGTGTTTCTTAACATGAAAGCTGCTGCTTCATCTAAAGCTTCATCAAAACTTTTTACTGCCCCTGTCATTAAATCTTTTCTAGAAAAAGGATGATTATGAACTTTAAAATAATTTGCAACATCATCAACATTTTTAAATGCTGCTGCAAAATCGGATTTAAAAAATTCATAGCCATAACCTTTCCAAAGATTATCTCCTCCCGCATAAAGTCGAGCTACCTTTTCTGTTCCAGCTCTTTTTACAAGGGCTGAAAATAGATCATCATCAGTTTTTATCACTCCCTCTTTTATATTTTTTAATACAGCTCTTAGTTCTTGAGCCACAATATTTTCATCATAAACTCCAAGACCAACAAGTTTTGCAATGTATTTATTAAATTTAATTTCATCAATAGGATCCCCTTTGCCTGCTTTAAAAATATCTCTGATCATCATTCGCATGGAGTCAGCCACACTAGCATTTTTTCCTATGTGACCATTCCATAAAGCAAAGAACGAAGCCGAAGTGACATTACGAACCTGTGTTTGTGGTGAGTATAAAGTTTTACCGGCTTGAACCCCCACTTTAAATTGAAGCATTTGTCGAATGACTCCTGTCTTAGCAAAACTATCTAGCGGAGCACCGGTTGCTGTTAAGACTTCTCTAAGTTCGGGAGATGTAAAAAGATCTTCAAGTTCACTTTTTAAAGCTCCAAGCTGTTCAATCTTTCCTATTTGTTTTGGATTTGTATACTTTGTCACCGCTTGTTCAGGTGTTTTAAATAACCAACCATTTTTTAATCCAATTTGTGCAATCATATTCATGCCTTTTAAAGAAGCATTAGAAGCGTTGGCATCAGCTACGGTAAATAAAACTTGTGATCTTAAATCTTTTTCTTGACCTAATAATTTTTTAATTACATCAGGAAGTTCCTCTCCTGTTTTAAGAAACTGATATTTATCTTGTCTTAAGATTTTGGTGCCAATTTCTTGTAACACTGTTACCGGATTAACGCCTGCTGTTCTTCCTTTGGCTAGAATATTCTCCACAAAATCATCTGCATATTTTTCTAAATAGTTCTTTGGAAATTGTTTTCCATATGTGCCTAAAGCAATTTCTCTTAAATCCTTATTTCTTCGAATCACATTATCACGTATCCAATTTCTTGCATCGACTTTGACTGCTTTCAGCGGAGTGTATTTAGGATTGGTAAAAGTTGCAAAAGATCGAACTAAATATTTATCTAATTTACCAGTTAAAGCTTTTCTTAAATCATCAGTAACTTCGTTTTTAGTTCCACGAGGTAGATTTTTACCAAACTCGGTAATCACTTTATTCATATCTTTTTTTATCTCATAAGTAAGAGGTCTAAGTTCCTTATGAACTTGTCCCAATTTTACTGTGCCTTGTAAGTAATCAACGATGTCGTCCTTTAACATTTTCTCGTAAGATCGAGAGGTATTGTTGGTTCCATGTCTTTGTTCGTATTTTTTAGCAAGATTATAAGCACGTTTTTCTAGACTGTTTAAATGTTTATCTATTTTTCTAGCTCCGCTTTTTATAAAAAGTTCAACGGATTCTGATATGCCTTGAATACTTACAGGGTATTTTCCATAAGACCTAAACCAGGATAAAATATTGTCCAATCTTTTTAATCCTCTTTCTGCTTTATTAGGACTTGTCACTGAAAATAATCTCCATTGTTCAAAAGGAGGAGCCTTGTCAATTCTTCCTCCACCAATTTTTTTTGCCATAGGAGTAATCATTTTTTTAATAGCATACTTGGAAGATTTTGCTAAGTCTTTAGCTACTTGTGAATGCAACACTGGATTTTTTGCAAGTAAATAACTTGCTCCTTTAAAACCTGATCCTAAAGTATTAAAACTCATTTTTAATAGTGGTTCACTTAAGGGCCTTGCCAAATTTTTGTAAGTTTGTTGAAGAGCTTTGCCTCCTAAAGGAAATACTCCACCAATAATAGAACCTTCTACACCATAACGAACTCTGTTTCTAAGCATCGCTACTGCTTTTTTTCTACCTGATAATTTAGAAGTGTCTTCAGGTGCTGCAAATTTAAATAATGTTCCTACTCTTCTTTGATCTGGAGAAAATAAAGCATCGGTCGCGCCCACGGTGATTGAACCTGTAGCAACTCTTTGTGCCATTTTAGATGCGGTATGTCCAAACTTTTTCTTTACAGCATTCATAACAGGTTGAAGAAACTTGGCTCTATTTGCTATTTTTGCTACGGCTGTAGCGGGAGCACCATACTGAACCATCAATGAAGCTAAATCGCCTCTCCAAGTTTCAGGCTCTTCAGGTTTTTGTTCATCCATCATCTTCTGAAACTTTGTTGCAAAATTCTTATTGGTTAACATATCAGTTCCCATGAATAACAGTTCACCGATACTTGTTCCCAGTTCATGTTTTCCTGTTTCAATTCCTTTAGCTATCTCAGCAAAACCTTCGATATAATCTCTTTCTTTAATTTTTTTTTTAAATTTTGTTGAAATTTGCTCACTAAAACCTGGTTCTTCTTTTCCCGTCATTCGAGATATGATTCTATGAAGCCCATCATTAAGCTTTGTCATTGGATCGATGGATCGGGCAAGTTCAAACATTCCTTCGTTGTCAGTGTAGAAATTCCAACGAACAGGTTTTCTTTGTGATAATTCGTAAGATTCTAATCCTTTTAGAAATGCGTCTTGATATTCGTCTACTGTTGAGACAGGTTCTTTTTTCTTAGGTTTTTCGTAGACTCGAAAAGGACCTCTGACTTTAGATAAATCGTCAGCCATTTTAAGCCTCCGATGGTAATACTAAATTAACACCATACTTTTTATTGAAATTGGCGATATCTTGTTCTGTTTGAATGACAGCAAAATCTTCTAACGCTTCTGCGCTGTTAGCCAACAGTGTAACAATTTCGTCGCTTACTTCTCTTGGAAGTCTTGCTCTTAACTCTTCATAACTAATGCCACTTAATTCTTCTGGCATTGCGGCGTCATCTACAGACATTCCAAAAGCGTCTTCAACTTCTGTGTCTGTAGCAGCTTTAGACATTATAGTAGGAGAACCATAAACGGGTCCTGCATTTCGATAACCAATTCTGCCTCCTTCTGCTTCTTCAACTCTAGTTTCTGATTCCTGTAAGAAAGCTAGCATTTCTTGATACGCATCTTGGTAAAGTTTTTCATCTTGTAAACCTTTTTTATATTTTAAAGTTCCATCCGGAAGTGTTTGTGTAAGTAATCTTTGCATAATAGATTGTATTAAACCGTCTCTAAAATCAGTAGATTTTAACATACTGGCAGCATACTGACTGCTTTTCTTAAGATTATTTAATTCAGATTGATCGAGTGTTATTTTTTTATTAAGTTCATCAATGCTTTTTTGATTAACTTGTGTATCTTCTGAACCTGGAACTCCGGATGCTACTCCTTGACTTTTAAGTTTTTGAAGTTCTGCTCGAGAATCTATTATATTTCCAGTTAAAATTCTTACTCTTTTAGCAATTTCACTTGCTGCATAAGTTTTACCGCCTTCAGATCCCATGATATCTGCCTGAGCACCAATAAGTGTTTTAAACATATCGGCTTCAGTTGCATATTGCATAGCTTCTCTATCTGATCTAGACTTTTGCATTGTTGCCATAGGATCTTTCGCTGCTTCTGCTGCTGTTGCAAAAATATTAGATTTAGGTGTTCCACTTACTAAGTTTAAACCAAAGTCAATTAGAAATTGATTCATGCTGTTGTCTCTTCTTGGTTGATAAGATAATTCTTTAGCTTGGTCTCTAATTTCTTTTATTTGTTCTGCGCTTAACCCATTGCTATACCCTTGACGTGGTGCCAGACCAGAAGTAATTCCTTCTCCTGTCGAGCCGCCTGATCTAAACATAGGTCTATTTAATGTTCTCATATTAACTCTGATATGGATTCGCTCCTGAACCCATTATTCCACCAACAACAGACATTGTACCAAGTGCTGATTGTAAAGCTGTTGGATCTGGTGTCATTGATGTTTGATACATTCCAGGCATTTGAGCTAAAGCTCCTACACCTTGTCCATAAGTTTGCATTCTTTGATACGGTTCCATTGCTTGCATTT